GTTGCCGTCCGAATCTCGGACTAGGACAAAGAGAAAATCTCCATCACGCAACATCGACATCATAGCCACCTGCATTAGGGTCGAGCCAGTATGTCTAGTGGTAATATCACACTTGTCCCACCACTCCGCCCAATATGTCTCGACTTCCGTATTGACCTCTGGGTTCTCAGTTCGGGCCTGATAGGAAATATTCGCGGCGGTGTGACTCGCGAACTTCATTAGGATTGAGCGGACAAGACCAAAATTCTCAGCCAAATCCCTAGCTCTTCGCATCAATTGAACGCGGTCGTAATTTGATCGGTAGTCCTCTGCTCCAGTAAGCGGGCTTGGCCCTTGCCGTTCCCTCGTATATCTGACTGCATCGTATTGAAAATTGGTTATCTTCTGGCGGGCAACAAGTCTATCGACTGCCCCTTGAGGATTAACGAATGCAATCGCCTTGTCGATTAGATTAAGAGAAGCCTTTTTCATAAATTAGGAATTTCTAAAACTAGTCGAGTTTGGGTATCGATAGCCACTAAAATTTGCATAAGTTGTTCGGATTCGAGTCCCGTCAATAACTTGAATAGCTAGGGTTAGCTCTGCAATCGTATCTCTCACCTCGCCCAGATTCGCTCTTGAAAAAGAACGACCAGCTATCGAATAGCTTGAACCCGCCACCGCTATCGCCTCAAGGCAAGTAAGATACTTATCGCGCAGAGAAGTTAGGGTGGCCAGGGGTAGCCCAATAAAATCACCCTTCGCCATTCAACTCGTAATCTGTCAAGCTTGCAGGGGAAACTTTTAGAAGTCTGTGCAAGCCTGCCCCCACGATGTTCATGCACTCGCAGTCCATCAAGTGGTTTTGTTTTCCTATCTGCTTCCAAACAAACCTAGTCCTTCCTGTCATTGGATTTTTGACAGCTACTTTTTGCTCTGCTCTAATATGCTCATACCAAACGGATGGGGCATCATCGGCAACGAATCCATCTCCGGCTAAAAGATTTGAGAGGATGTCTTTGATCGCTGGGTTCGACCACCGCCATACTGGACAAAGCCTCCATTTCCAACCGACCCTAGAGCCAGAGACTTTTCCGCTGAACGGATCACCATTAGCTATTCTCGCAAATGGCCTAGTGACTTTTTCGTTATTAACTATTTCAGAGAAGCTCGACTTGTCTGATCCAACCAAGGCAATCCACCCGTTGCGACAGCACATTTCGTAAACCGCTCTGGTTTGATCCCCACTGTCCACAAAGACATATTTTGCCTCTACCCGAAACTCGTCTGCTTTTGCGGCAACATCGCCCCAAGTCTCAAGCCTCCCTGCCCAAACCATTCTAGACTTTCCGTCTGCATCATAGGCTCTCACTACTGCCCAAGTATGAAACCCTCCCGACTCCTGAACGTCCACGGACATAACACATTTTTCTCCCTCAAGGACTTGACCCATTTTATATCCGCCCGCCTTAATCTCAATCCTCTCTTGCTCATGTTCGAGCCACGGCTCTGCTAGAATTCTGTTCACGAAGTCTTGCAGTCCTATAATTCCGCTGTATTTATCTTGAAGAAATTTTACCGCGAGCGATCCAAAGGTAACCCACGGTGCATAAAGACCATTTAGGTGATAGCTTCTGCGGTTTGGCTCTCCCTTTGGATTTGTTGGAATCCATTCCCCCCCTCTAAGCATCGCTGTTTTCTGTCCATCCGTAATCTTACCCTTGCAATTCTCGCACTCATAATAGGCCGAGGACTTCACAAGTTTAAAATCATAGACCGCCTCTTCGCTCTTTGCCGCCTCGTCCCACTTTACTTGTCCCCAGATTAGTTTCTGTTTGTGATTGCAGTATGGGCAAGGCACAAAAAAGAATCTCATGTCCCCCTTTTGCCATTCTGCCCATATTGTGGAATCGGCTGTGGTCGGGGTGGATGTGGCTATGATTAGGTGATTCGGATAAGTCGCGACTCTAGCCTCGGCCAATTGCAAAGCACCCGCCTCTGATTTTGTTGAGCCTGCGTCTGGGTACTTGTCCACCTCGTCCAGCATCAGCAAAGAAACCGAGCGAGACGCAAGGTTCGCCGGACTGTTCGAACCAACAAACCAGAGAGACATTCTGCGGAAATGTTGCTCAAGGATTTTTATTTTGTCGGTGTTGTCTGGCTTTTCCTTAGCTAGTGCTGGGCAGTCATCAATCATTGGCAACCAGCGAGTCTCCGAGAATGATCGAGCCAAAGCTTCTGTCGGCATAACCCAAAGCGCGGGACATGGCCTTTCTGCTAGGCGATACGCAAGCCCCGCAAGAATGGTTGTCGTCTTTGATGTCTGGCTTCCCCAAACCAAAGTGATTCTTCTGATTGAGTCGTCCCCAAAAGCCTCAAGTGGTTCTTTTACATAGGGAGTTAATTTTGTGGAGTATGCTCCTGGGATGTTTGTGACTCGTGCGGAAAGAGTAAGATTTTTTTCTGCCCACTCTGGTATTGAAAGATTTTCTCGTGGCTCGAAAATTGATCTAGCGAAATTCTTTACATCCAGAATCTGGTTCATCTTTTTACCATGTAGCCCCGCTCATAGGCCCACGCTGGGTTCATATGGATTTCGTGATGGCACTCAAAGCAAACCGCCAAGAAAAACTCCACCTCATTGAGCCTATCCCCAAACCTTCCTCGCCTATGGTGAACTTGGCTTGCCATCTTACACCGACAGACTTGGCAGATCGGGTTGTTGGTTAAAAACTTTTCACGAACATCTTTATAGACTTCGTTCTGGCCTTTTCTTTTAGCAGATACTCTGCGTAGTTTCCCGCCCCGCTTGAGTGGGGTTTTGCGTTTAAGTGGAGAGCGTTTCATCCGTCATAGCATCCACAAGGAACTTCATCTGGCAAGTCCTCAAATAATTTCATTTGGCTCGCATCTGACTTAATTAAGTCCTCCCATTTCCAATTTCTCCCAAGTCCAATAACGCTTGTGAGATGAGCATTGTTTTCCATTTTTACTGCTCTTTCTGCAAGTTCTGGATGATTTTTAACTAGACTCAAAACCTCGTGCTTCTTCATAGCTGGACAAAAGAAGCAAGATGATTTTGCTGGTTCAAACCCAGCACTTTTCACAACATCAATGCACTTGCTTCGATTCCATCCCCAACGGACAAGCGGATATTCGTAAATATATTTTTTATCATCGTAGAACTTAACTCGGTGAGATTCCCCGGCATCATAGCCAATAAGTTTCAGAACCTTTCCGCCAGCCTTCCACGCTTCTTTAGAAGCTTCCCAGTTGTTGCAAAACTTGTCTTGGGGTTGGATTTTATATTTCTGCGAACACCCCTTGAACCCGTAGGCCAAGCTGGGCAACATTTTCTGTCTCAAGCAATTCTCTTCCAAGGTTTCTTTTTTATATTTTACTGTCTGTATTTCTGGCATTTGTCTTTCTACAAGCCACTTGCTAAATGCATCAACAAACTCATAAGTCTCTGGAAGCTCGCCACCAGTATCAGCAAACAGAATAAGGTCTGGAATAACTCCTCGCTTTTGCATTTCAATAAGCATAGCGGCAGAGTTTGTTCCTCCACCAAAAGCAACAACGCAAGGAGTTTTCATTCGTCAAAGAGTGGAAGGATTATTCCTATAATTCCAATACCAGCCAAGACAATTAAAAAACACTCATTCATTTGAACGCTCCTTCTGCTTTTTGAATGGTCACAAAGATTTGGTCAATGCCTTCTTTGATTGCTTGCTTTGCACACTCGGGGTCACTCGGGTTTGCTCTTGAGGAAAGAGACGCTGGCATTGCGTCCATAAGATTTCTAATTGATCCGAGCCACTTCCCGAAAATCTCCCGCACTTCGTCCATTCTGATTACCGCTCTTGTCGCCTCCTCGAATTGTGCGTGTTCCATTTCGGCCTCACTTGCTCTTTTTTTTGCTTCGCCCCAACCAGCAATTGCCGCCCGCATTGCTACTGGGCTTCCTTCTCTGCTCGCTCGAGCCACTAGTGAGTAGGCCACTAGCTCGGCTCTTTTTGCTCGGATCAATCTCCCGAGCGAGTTTTCCGACTTCATCGACTCGGAGTCTGAGGGTTCGGATTGCTCGGTTAAATTCTCTGATGGCGCAAGGATTGGTAAAACTCGACTTGGCTTCTTTTGGTTCAAAAGTCTCCATCGGCTAGCTTCGGCCTCTGATGTGAGAGGCATTCCGGCTTTCACCATTCGACAGACTCTTGCAGGGTCTATTCCCCACGATTTCGCGAGATTTGATTGCGTTATCATTCATTAAGCAGAAAGGAGCGTATCGGTCGGATTTGCACCGCCCCCTTCTGGCTGGAAGCCAGACGTGCCGCTATCAGCACTTGATACGCAAAATCTTTTTCCTTTGTACATTTTTGCACCCGCTTTGTCTATATCTGAAAAAGGAACTATGGGAACAGCTAGTCTTTTTTTAGCTTCGGGATTTAGAAAATAAATATACCGCAGTTGAAACCCAACAAGCGATGTCGCACCCCTCTTTTTCCACCAGCCAGTATTTTGAACTGGGTGGCTATTCAGGGTCTTATCGGTGACTATTCTTCCGTCTGGTAGCTTCATTATTGTTTTGTTTTTCTTAATTGCAGTTAGGACAAAACCGCTCGCTCTATAAATTGTTCCGTCCCCACATTGAGTCCCGTCGGCATAAGATAGAACCCATTCAATATGCGGGTATTCTTTCTTTATTATCCGCAACGCCACAGAGATTGATCGGCTTTCAGAATTTTTGGGTAGCCAATCCGCAAAGGCCATGCGGTTAAGCTCGAGGAAGCCGTTCCATTTTGTTCCCTCGACCAATCCGATTGTCTTATTTTTATCAATAGAAGAGCCGAACTGCATTGCTCCACCGCATCTTCCGTCCAGAAAGACTCCGAAGTGAAGCTGGGATGTTAAGGCAACCGCCCCGGAATAGTGGTATTGGCAGACTATCTCCTTCGCACTCTTTTGAGTGATGGGCTTTACTATAATATCCTTTACGTTCATTTTTGGTTTCTATTAAAAAACTGACAGACAAAGGCAAGGCCGTTCCCGTTGCTATTTTCATTTACCGAACTTTCTCCGTGACCCATCTCCTTCGCTTTTGCTACTGCCTTGTCCACTTCCTCGGCCTGCTCATCGTGAAGCACGAAAGTTTTCTGCTGGAACGGAAGCTTGTCGCCATCAGCTAGGTCTGGAAGCTCTGCGCCGTCCACGTGGAATTGCTCCATAAGCTTCGAGATTTCCTCCATCCCGAATCCCGTAATTTCTAAATCCATTTCTCCCGTATCCAAATCCTCTAGAATGTCCTTCAGGGCTGGAAGGTCGAATTCTCCAGCAAGCTTGTTCAGGGCGATGTTTGCCGCCTTTTCTTTTTTCTCGTCTAGATCGACCGCCCAAACTTCGACTTCTGTTTTCCCCATTGCCTGGAAAACCTTTAGTCGCTGGTGGCCTCCAACCAGATTTCCAGTTCGAGAGTTCCAAGTGATCGGCTGGATGTTTCCAAATTCTGCAAGGCTTTTGGTTAGGCGACCAATCGCTTCGTCAGAAATTTTGCGTGGGTTATATTTTGCCGGAGTCAGCTCGGAAATTTTTTTAGTTAATATGCAGGGGTATTTCATTTTGATTTTTTATGGGTTTTTTACTTAGCGTGTTTTGTTGATCTATTGTCCTCGGAGTCAATTCGCACAGAATTTTGCCGCCTCGGAACC